GATCCAGGTGCATCAGTAATGCACGCAGGTGGTAATATTGATAACTGTATTATTGGTTACAATAGAAGCCTAGGTGGTATTAACTCTGATAGCTACACATGGTGGGAATCTAAATTTGCATCATTTGCAAATGATAAAACTGATTTAACAGATGCAGCAGAGTGGGATGAATTAACTGCTACAACTAATGGTGTGAGTGCTATTGTGGCTAGAATGACCAGAATGTATGGTGCATTAACTATCGGAAGTGACCAACCAGACCTTATTATTTGTCCTCAGAACTTGTACGATGCGTATGAGACTGGGCTACAAGGAAATAAGAGATTTGTTGGAACAGACGCTGGTTTAGCAGATGCAGGTTTCTCTACTCTTAAGTTTAAAGGTGCAGATGTTGTTGCAGATTCACATTGCCCAGCAGGTGTAATGTTATTCTTAAACACTAAGTATCTTGACTTTAAGACACACAGTAAGAGAAACTTCTCTTTCCAAGACTTCCAGAAACCAATTAACCAAGACGCTAGGACAGCCAAAATCTTCTGGATGGGTCAGTTAGTATGTACTAACCCAAGAATGCAGGGAATGATTGTTGGTGGTCCTACTGGCTACTAGAAAGGGGGTTAGATAATGGCAGGATTTTCAGATTGGAAGAAAACAGGCAGTGTTATACTCCCACAGGCAATAGACTCAAATTCTTCTACAGAGCAAGTTAAGTTGGGCACTAGAGTAACAGCTCAACATGATGACTATGGTGTAGCAGAGTTTATTTACCTAAAAGGCGTTGCTTCTACAGCACAAGGGATAGCAGTTGTTTATGATGAAAATTATGTAACTGCACTAACTGCAGCAGGTGGTGACGATGAAGGTAATATAGCTGTTGCTATGTCAGCTAGCGTAGCTAATGAATATGGATGGTACTGTATATATGGTACTGTTCCTGTTGAAGTTGAAGCCTCTGCAGCAGCTGATAAAGCTGTATACTTAGGAGCATCAACAGCAGGACATCTAGATGATAATGATGTCGCTGGTGATATGGTTCAAGGAGCTGTTACTAGGAGTGCAATAGATACTCCTAATACTGGTCAAGCATGGATTCAATTATCGTATCCAACTTGCAATGACGCAGCAGACGATTAAACAGTAGTAAATAACTCTTAAACGAGTAACAAACTGGGGGCAGGGTAACTTGCCCCCATATTTGGAGATAAATGAAAGATAGTAAATTAAAAAAAGCAGGGGTATCAGGATATAATAAAGCAAAGAGAACCCCAGGTCATCCTAAAAAATCACATATAGTAGTAGCTAAAAAAGGTGACAAGACTAAAACAATTAGATTTGGACAGCAAGGAGTTAAAACAAATCAAACAGCAGGACAAAGAAAAGCATTTAAGAGTAGACATAAAAGAAATATATTAAAGGGAATATTTAGTGCAGCATACTGGGCAGACAAAGTAAAGTGGAGCCCAAGTAAAACAAAGAGCCCATCTATGAAATGGAAAAAAGGAAGCTAAGATGACAGGAACAGAAATGATGAACAGCTTAGGGTATCGGATGGAAGATACTGGAGAAGCTAATTTTGGACAAGCCCAAAAATTACAGGCACTAAACGATGCACAGCGTCAAGCAATATCAATGCTAACAAATGACGCACTATCACACACCCAAGTAAGGGATGATTTAGATTCAGGAACAGAAGATGCTAGCTTTGGTGGGCACACTTACTTTGCACTGCCAGCAGACAGTGATGGTGCAGAAAAATTAATGAATAGAGTAGTAAAAGCCTATGATAACACAAATGAAAGATTTATAGAGATGGTAAGCCCTGCAGGGTTTGAAACGACAAATAAATATAACTATGGAACATTGGGAACCCTTTTAAATAATAGACTGTATGTATCTACTAGCGACACAGAAGTAGACTCAGTATTTATGGTACATATACCAACACCAGCAGATATAGCTGATAGTGGGACAGAAATAACACACTTTAGTGACTCAGTACAGCAAGTAATAGTAGAGCTAGCAGAAGCACTTTTATGGAGACAAGATAATAGACAAAATAGAGCAAGTGCAGCATCAGCTAACGCAGCAGCAATGATACAAACAATAAACGCATCAGGAGTATAATGCCAAGAATTGAAGCAAATTTAGATGCAGGACTAAATACTCAAGATGACCCAAAAAGGGTCGGACTTAATGGCTTTGTGCAGCTACAAAACATACGCCACGTTAATGGCAAGATAATAAAAAGATTTGGAACAGGTGCTCAGTCTAGTAATATATCAGGGAACGATGCATCAAATCCTTCTTGTATTATTAATAACGCAGGCATATTTGTACATAGAAAGCTAACAGGGGCTAAAATTTCAGATGTATCAGCAAACAAAATAACATTTACTGCATCTAATGGAAGGATGAATTTAGACGATACGTCAGGATTAACTATTCCAGGGCAAACAGCAGACTTTAGAAATATATTTAAAGCAGGAGATACTATAGTTTTAAGTACATCTGCAACCGATGGTGGTGTAGCTTGTCAAAACAAAGACAAGGCATTAGTTATAGAATCAGTTGATTCAGCTACACAAATTACATTTAAAACAGCAGTAATAGATGAAGAATTAGATGGTGGTTCAGTAACAGCACAGTTTACTTTTGTTTTTGACAGAAATGACGATGGTGCAACACCTAACAACCTTCAGATTAATGACGCAAATTCATTTGATGGTAGAGCATTAATAGTAACATACGCAGATGGAACGAACATGGAAATTGGTATGCTTAATGCAAATGACTATGGAGACTTAGATACTATTGCAACAATAGCAAATGCCTCAGATATTCACATTAGAATGAGAACATATACAGATGGTGTTAGATTTGCGTGTGGGTTAGACAACTCTCCATTATTATTTAAGTATATTAACAGACAACATTTTAATGGAATGCTAACTCACGACTACAATTCTGATGCACACACAATGTACCCTACATGGTTTATGGACACTGCAGTACCTATAGAGCAAGCAAACACATACACTGTTGATTCAGTATCATCTCCAGAATTTATAAGTGGCTCACTAGATTTATCAAACAATGTTTATGATTATAAGTTTATTCCTTTGTACGATGGTGTACAAGAAGCACTACTTGATGATGCAGTTATAAATGAATCTAGTTCTTTAGTTAGTAATCGTAATGTAGAAAAAAGTGGAATATTAAGTTTAGAGCGTTCAGCATTTAAATTAACAGGAAAAATAGATACTCGAAATTTTAACCCAAGAACTAGTGGATTAAATGTATACAGAAGTACAAATGGTGGAACATATTATAAAATAAAAACAATTTATATGGGTGATAATGACCCTAACCAAAAGCAACTTGATTTATACGCAGCTAACGATATTTTATTTTTTAAAGGTAATACAGCACCAGTGGCTGCAACATTTAATAGCGTAAACTTAATAGTTGATGGATTTAGATACCAACCTAAAGATGGTGGGACTACTCCAGATTTTGATGGAACAGGATATAATCTAGTGAATACAGATACAGACACTGGATATGCAAGTAATTTTGATATAGAAGTTAGCACAAGTGCAAATATGAGTCCTGGATATTATGGTTCAGAAAAAATATATAAATTTAATCATAAATCAGAGGACACAGAGACAATATTTGCAGATAATGGAGAGTGTACAGGTGGAAGTGCAAATGGAGGTTGGTATTTTGCAGGGGATGAATTAATAGATAATATTGATTTAGAAGATGATGTAGGCGGAGGTTCTGGGGATTCAATAGACATGGTATCCGATGATACAGGAACAGCTGGTCCTTTTGGAACAGCGTTTGGAACAGGTAACTCTGGAAATGGTAGCTTCACGCCACATTTAAAATTTACTCACGATGGAGACCCAAATGAAGATTTAAGAAGAATTGATGTTTTTAGTAGCCTTAATACAAGTGCTGAGTATATAATTAGTGGATGGATACGAGCAGAGGGATTTAATAGAAGCGATGCGAGCTGGAGATTGTTTTTATCTACAAGTAACAGCTTAACAGATGCAAATGCACCAGCTGATATTGTAACTATTGCAGAAGGAAAAGGTGGAGAGAGAAATCAAAACATCGATAAGTGGAGGTGGTTTCAATATACAGTAGGACCTGTATCAGACATTGTGATGTATATGTCTATGAATGTAATAGGAGACATATATAATGGTGCAAGAGTTTATGTAAAGGCGTTATCATGCAGACCAAGTGTGTCTAATTTTACATTAAATGATAATTGTACAGCATTTTTAGGAAAACAAATTGGAATGTCGTCACATTTGTCTGACCTCGGACTTCCTAATGGAGTATTAAAAGGAAATTCAATACAAGAGCATGATGATAACCCAGTTAAAAACTACCCTACTAATTTAACTGCAGACAGAGCTGAGGTAGTAGATAATTTTGATAGCTTTTTAAGGTCAGAAATTTTAGTGCCAGATTTAGGGGGTAGTGCTGCTGATGGAACTCCAGGAGAGGATACATTTCTTTTTGGAACCTCTAACTATCAATTTTATTCTAATGGAACAGGAACGTCAGCAGCAACCAACAGATATGTATTATTTGATTTTTATGACCCAGGGCTACCAGATGGAGCTAGACATCCTAATGAAGGAATTACATCGCTAGATGTTAAATTTAAATACGCTACAATGTTAAATGGAAGGCAGTTTGTGGCTAACGTAAAAATTACAGGAGATGAGGATACTGAAGAGTACCCCAACTTTGTTATGTACTCTAATCCAGGCTCACCAGATTCTATACCTACAAGTAACTTTATTAAGCTTGATGACCTCCAGGGTGGAGAGATAGTAGGAATAGAAACTTTAATGAGTGATATAGTTGTGTTTATGACTAAAGGTCC